TCCATTGTCCATCTCCTCTTCATTGTTGTGGTTCATCGACAGTTCGGCTCAGCGTCATGCTTCGGCCAGCACGATGCACAGCAGAAATCACCGTTACAGTCCCAGCAATGCACCGTATCGTTGTCTACACTTCCACACGCATCACATTGCGTCTCTTCGATGGAATTGAATCCAATCCCCCATGATGTTTGTGTGACGTGCTTGACCAGCATTCCTGAGTCGTCATATTCGGCGTAGCAGCCTTTATTCGGCTGGTAATCTGGCGTGCCGTATGTGTCACATGCCAGCGCGTGCGCGGCGAGTTCTTCAGGAGAACAGCACTCAGCGTCAGGCGTGAAATCGCGAGGATCGGTGACGCACAGGAACCCATACACGCCGTGATTCACTCTACTCATTTGCCGATTCCTCCACCGCCGCGCTCCCCAGCCGCGCTTCGAGCCGCTGCGGATAGGCCGCGCGAATCTGCTCGGCGTTCTCGCGCTGGTATAGGGACGGAGTGTGGTTATGGCGCCCACGTCACGCGCGGCCGTCCGTAGAAGCCCTTATTGCTGCCGCGATGGTCTCCTGCATGGCCAGCGTGCCGATAGCACACGAGTCCTCTATGTCCTTTCGCGTGACAGAATCGCCACTGCCGAGCCGGCGCCATCGGCGGCACAAGTGTCGTCGCGGCCTCGAGGCAGACGTGCGCCCAGTGGTGCAAGATGGTCGCTGTCGCGTAATCGCAGTGGTCCATCTCCTTCGCGATCTGCGTCAGCACGCGCGCCATGGCCTTACGTTGCTCGGCCTTCATTGACATTTCGAGCCGTCTCCAATGCGAGCGTTGCATCGACGGCAGAACGTGCCATTGAAGTAAAACTCCCAGTCGTGCTCGCGCTCAGATTGGCGTTCTTCTTCGCGCATTTCAGCGGCAAGCATATAGGCCGATTCGTTGCAGGATACGCAACCGAGCGCGTAGACTCGCTCGCCGCAGTTCTCGCATGTTTTCATGGCAACGCCTCCGCATCGCAGCACGACATCAGCGCGCAGGAACCCTTCCATGTCGCCGCATGGCGAGCCTTGAAAAACAACTTGTCTTCAGGCTTCGTGAGTCGCCGCGGCTTCACTGGCACGAGCCTGAAGCCACGCTGGATTAGATCGACGTAATTCAGGATGGTATAGGCGCGTTTCGTCCACGAGCAGCGCCGAATCGCAAGCGTCACGGAGCGGAGGTCGCCATCGCGATACCGATGCACCTCGCGCACGACGCGGAAATCGCCACTCGGCGCGAGCAGCACTGAGCCGACGACAACATCACGCATCCAGGGCCGTTGTGTGCGCTTCGTCATACTGTGTCCCTAGCCGCGTATCGCGCAGCGTGTCGCGGAGCATCTGATTGACGCGTTCGAGCGCCTCGACGCGGCGCTGCAGCTCGTGCGCGTAGGCGAGGGCCGCGCTCAGGGTATCTCGGTAGGCACCAAGCGCCCGGGCCGCAGCGTCGAGGTCGACGTGCTCAGGCATGGCGCTGACCGCACGCGCACGGGTCCGCCCAGGCGTGCGCCTCGTGCGCGTAGGGGCGTCCACAGGGTTGTTCGGGGCAGGAGTAGCCGACCCATCCGGTATCGTCGCAGGCGTCGCAACGCGCGCGGGTTGGCGCGGGTCGGCTCGGCGCGAGCCGGCGCAGGGCCTCGCGCATCTCGGACAGGGTCATCGCAGTTCTCCCACAGGAACCCGCAGCACGCGCGCGAGCGCCCGATACTCGTCAGGGGTGAGGGTCGGCATGCCGGCGCGGGCGCGCCAGAGCCGCCACCGGCTGATGCCGGCGCGGGCCGCGATGACGGCGACGCGCAGGCCGGATGCCCTGATCGCGCGGTCGAGCGGGGTCGTGACTGGCGAGTGTCGCATAGGTGTTGAAGGGCCAGTCGCGCCACGGCGAGCGCATGAGCCGCCGCGCGGGATGGCAGACGCGCGGCGACCTCGACCGTGTGGAGGTGGCGCGCGACTGACCCGAGGAGCAGCCTAGCACAGGTTGAATCCGGTTGCAACAGTGACGTTGCAACAGTAGAATTCTCTCAGAATCTCAGAAATCCAGACAAAAGACGGCGCGGAAGCAGACTTCTCGGCGGCGTCCGGCTGTAAGTGGTTGATGCGCCGTGCGGCGTGCGCTGGCATGGCGCGTGCTCCCTATAGGGGCATAGAGGGAATAACGATGGCTCGATACGAATACCGACACATCGCCGGCTGGAGCGGAGTGGACCACCTCGCGGCTGACCTGCTGACGCGCGTCGAGGCCCCGGTGAGCAAGAGACACGGAGAGGCGGCACTGCGGCGTGCGTGGGCGTCGATGGGCGTGCGAGCGATGATGCCGCGCATCGACATCGTGCGCATCGATCGCAAGGCGAAGTAGCCATGACGGCCTACCGCGTCGACCGAGAGACGGGCTACATCACAACGCTGTGCGAGTGGTGCGACCAGCCGTCGCAAACGTCGTATCACGGCCTGCCCTGCTGCGACGAGTGCCGCGAGGGTTTCCGGGAGTCGGACGAACAGGCGGACCTCGCCGACCGCTGCGGCGACGGCTACAACCAGGAGGACGCGCGATGACTGACACTACGCGAATCGCGACTGACACTACGCGAATCGCCATCGACATCGCCGAGCGTCTCCGCGCGGCTCTGAACGAAGCCATCATCGCCTTGCATGCGGGCGAATCGCTGCAAGCGTGCGGCATTTTGGCTGGAGAGCAGATGTCATGGGATGACCTGATGTCGGCCCTGCGCGTGCTGCAACTGGCCGAGATGCGCCAGCGTCAGGAGAACCCGCGATGACCTACTACGACAAGGCCGGAGACCGGCGCGAATATCGGCCGCGCCGCATCGACGTCGCGGCGCAGTTCACGGAGTGCGACGTCGAGATCATGAGCGACGAGCCGATCTGGGTGGACGAAGGCGACTATGGCCGCATCGACCGCGCGCTGTGCGTCGCGTGCTACGAACAGGAGCAGCAATCATGACGACCGCCAGCACCGTCGAGCGGCTCGAGGATGGCGACTACGTGCGCATCTGCGACCTGCACCAGTGGGCCGGCGTGCCCGGCCCGTTCACCCCGCCCGAGTGCCCGCGCTGCGCGGACGACTCTGGCTTCGGCCGCTACTTGGAGCACCGCGGCGATGCGTGCAGCCACGAGCGCATCATCGCGGCGCAGGCGGCGACGATTGCGGAGCTGCACGACGTCGTCCGCACGCTGGCGCGCGAAGCGCAGCGACGCTAGTCGGCCACCGATTCCAGGAGGGGCGCCTGCACTCGCTGGCGCCCCTTCACCGCCTCGGCGCAATTCAGCACGGCCTGATGGTAGTAACTCGCCTTGAGTTCCGCGCCAATCGCGCGCCGGCCGTTCAGCACGCTCCCGTAGACCTCGCTTCCGACGCCCATGAATGGCGTCAGCACCGTTTCGCCCTCGTTGCTCCACATCACGCACGCGCGTTCGATGACGTCGAGCTGGAGCGGGTGGCAGTGGCGCTCGTCCTGGTCCTCTCGCGCTTCTCGAAACGGGAGCACGCGGTCGAGCCGCACGTCGTCCCAGAACGCCGACGCATACTGGCGCCAGACCCATTGCGAGTAGCGGTTCTCGAGCTGTGAGCCGGTCCACCCGCGATAGTGCAGCACGTCAGCCGGCGGCCTACGCTCGCCGGCATAGTCGAGCAGGCCATTCGGGTGCGCCACGGGCACCGGATTCGTGCCGCTACGCCTGAAGATGAGCAGGTAGTCGGCATTGGCGATGCTGCACCTGGTCGAATCGACGGTGACGGTCTTGTGTGACAGTGACTTCGTCATGGTGCGATTCCGCACGGTCAGCGGTTCCTTCCAGACGTGGTAGCGCGCGACGTAGGCGAATCCGCGCGCTTCGTGGAGGCGGATGATGTCGCCTGGGAGGTCCATCAGATGATCGAGGCCCGTGTTACCAGTCGGCACGTCCGTGCAATGCACAGCCGACATGCGGCCAGGCATCGTGACGCGATGCAGTTCATCGAGCACGTAGCCGTAGTGCTCGAAAAACTCGTCGCGGTTCAGACAGTTCGAGAGGTCGCGCTCGTCGCTGCTGTAGTGGTAGAGGCCGGCGAACGGCGGCGAGTACATCGAGAGATGAACCGATTCGGCTGGCAGCGCACGCATGACCTCGATGCAGTCGCCGTTATAGAGCGCGTAGTGAGGCGTAATGGTCTGATGGGCTACAGCCACGGCGGGAGCTCCTCTCTGAGCGTGTGAGCCGACCGTGACACGGTCAGCCCCTGTTGCATGTAGGTGACGAGACGCGCGAACATTTCGTCGGCCTGTTTGGCCTTGCGCATCATGTTGTCGATGATGGGCGCTTCGCCTTCGGTGGCGATGATATCGACCGTGACCGGCTGTGTTTGTCCGAAGCGCCAGCAGCGCCGCACGGACTGGTAATACTGTTCGTAGCTGTGCGACGCGAACGTGACGACGTGGGCGCAGTGCTGCCAGTTGAGGCCCCACGCGCCGATTTTCGGCTTCGTGATGATGACGCGGGCATCGCCGGATGCGAAGCGACGATAGGCGTCCTCCTTCGCCTCGTCGCTGTCGGCACCGGAGACTTGCACGGCCCCTGGAATCATCCGTTCGAGCGCGTCGCCTTCGGTGTTCAGGTGGCACCAGATGACGGCAGGACTGTCGTGCGCCACGAGCCGAGCGGCGAGTTCGCATCGCTCGTCCAGCGTGCGGCGCCGTTCTTCGCGTTCCTCATTGAGCCCAATGGCCGGAAGCGTAAACAGCATGCCATCCTTCGGGCGCTTCGGTGTGATGATGTGATGATGTTCGCGCAGTTCAGGTAGCACGAACCGCGCATCATCGAACGGCCCAAGGTCGCTCGGCTTTCGAGCCGCGCGCGCCCAGGAGGCGACCCATCTCCAGAACGGCACCTCGGCGTGACCCTTCAGGCGCCATCCTCCAGTCGTGCCAGCGACATTATGCCCAAGGTTCCGGCGACCCTTCTTGAGGAGTTGTATTTGCGCCTGCTGAGAATCCTGCTTAAAAAATCGAGACAGCATGTCCACCATGCCAAGAGCGCCTACCGCCTCTGAACTCGTCCCAAGCTCTGCGTAGTCATTCGGAGCAGCCGTTGCCGTGCAAAGTAATCGATACGGCACCTTCTTCATGAATGTCGTTACCGCCTGTTGCGTGGCCCCTCGGAACGACTTCAGAATGCTCGACTCGTCGCACACGACGCCGACGAAATCTGACGCCGAGAAGCGGTGTAATTGCTCGTAGTTCGTGACGACGATGGCGCCACGCTGGAACACCCCGTCACGCGAGCGCGCGACATCAGCCACGCCGAACTTGCTAGCCTCGGCGACGGTCTGCGCGCCGACCGCCAGCGGCGTCAGAATTAGCACGGTGCCGTTCGTGTGGCGGCGAATGTTGTCGGCCCATACGAGTTGCATCGCGGTTTTCCCAAGGCCGCAATCCGCGAACGTGGCCGATCGAGACATGCGCAGGTTCCACTCGACGAGCGCCTGCTGAAAATCGAACAACGAATCTGGCATCCAGAGCGGTGTCGGGCCTGTGCCGACGCCGCTGTGTGTTTTCCGGTCGAGAAACTCCGCATAGGCTAGCGACACGTCGAGCACCTCCACTGCGAAACGGCCATCGTCTCACGGAACAGCATGGTTTAGTAAAGGCTCGCCATCAACAACGCAGCCCGACCAAGAAACAATTTCTTTGCAGATTCTGGCGCGCGCGGACGAAGGAAATACCGATTTAGACTGCGGACCTCACGTTCGCCTGCCCACTCAACTTTGTCAGGAGAGAACAACGCTCGTCGTTCGGCAATCAGCATGGCGTGATCAATTTCCTTCACAGACGCCCATTCATCTTCACTGACTGAGAAAATAGGCCCAAGCGCAGCGTCGATGGCCGCTTCAATGCCATCTTCAAGCTCTCCATATCCTCGCAGGAGATTCTTAAGCGGCTTCACGACATCACCGAGATAGGCTTCGCCGGCATCATGCATTAGACACGCCCATTGAACGCGAACAGATGCGCCGTCTTCTCGCGCCTGGTCGGCACAGTGCCAAGAGTGTTCGGCGACGGAGTAAAACTCAGACACATGCCCACCAAATCGACAGATGCGCGAGAGTGCCCCGGCGATATCCTCTAGGACAATATCTGATGCCTGAGGCGCGACGAGGTCGATGTAGCGCCCACTTTCGAGGCGAATCGTTGACCCCACGCATCCGAATACTGGCTTACTCATCTCATCACCTTCTCTCGCAGTTCGGCGCCTGGCGCTCGTCGTAGCTGCGCGGGTCCGGCGTGCGCGTCGCGGTCACGAGCCTGCCGCGCGTGTCGCGGCGTAGGTCAGTCGATGGCGGCAAGCCGTGAAACCTTCGCATCAAGTTCATCGATGCGGTCGATGATGGCGGCAAGATGGTCACCGATCGTCAACATGGCCGCATTGATGTTTTCAAGGTGCGCCAGCACGGCAGGGTCAGTTGGCGCATCATGCCCTCGATAGAGGCGTTTCATCTTAGCCTCGTGCGGCATCGCGCGCACGTTATCCGCCACGCGGTCTTCATGCGCGCGGATGGCGACGCTGGGTTCCTCAAATAGCGGCATCTTTACGTCCGCTGATTCGGGTCGATCCACGGGGGCGCCTCCTTCGGCGTGCTGCGGCCGGCGGCGGTGCCGAGGTCCGCGTAATACGTGATGCCGCGCTTGCGCTGGCGTGGTTGCTGCGCCTCGACGAGCTGCGACCAGCCGTCGCGCGGCGCCGTCACCCACCACGAGGTTGGGCAGCGCGGCTCGTCGCGGTCGGCGTGCGTCTGCGGTCGGTTCCACGAGGATGGCTTCGCGGGCATCGTGTCGTCACCTGTCGTGAAAGTAAAACTCAAGTCCGCATGTGCAGAATGGATGGTCGATGGCATATGGCTTTTCGATATCACAGTCAAGCTTGTGCCGCAGGTATCCGCCGTCTCTAATGGCCTTGAGGCGCCGAATAGCATCGTCAGCCCGAGCCTTTTCTCTCGCGCAATTACCACACTTCCTGCCAAGACTGTGCATGGATTCAAACTCTCCTGACTTACTCATCGTGTCACCACGTCAAGGCCAGCACGAGCAGTTCCGCCGCGAGCAGCGCGAACGCGAGGCCGGCATAGAGGGATTCGCGCATGGGTTTTGTCACTTTGGATCCTCGCTTCCAAACTGACGCTTATGTTCGGCATAGAGAGCCTGCCATACAGCCTCCTCACCGTTCGACTCCAGCATTGGTATCCAGTGCTCTGAAGCCCAGAGTGACGACCCGTCATGCCAGCACTTCCCGCCAAGGATCCAGCAGTCTAGATGGTCAGGCTGGTCTGGATTCTGGTAGTCGTCAGGCAATGACCTGTGAATCTCGACGCCGCCACTGCGACCGAACTTAGCGACTATTTCCAAGTCTGTGTTGGTGCAGTGAAAATCAATCGCGCCGAGCTTATTGACGACGATCCAACGTGTCTCGTAGTCACACTCTCGACGTATCTGTCTGAATCCTTTCGGCACGCTCATCTTCGCTTCCTCCGATTTGTCGTCTGCACGGTCTGCTGGTCGAGCCACACGTCGAGCGCGGCGGTCCGATAGCGCGGCTTGCTACCGACGCGGACCCAGACGGGGCCGATGCCGCGGTCGCGCCAGTCGCGCAGCGTGCGGACGGAGACGCGAAGCCTCTTGGCGACGTCGGCCGGATCGAGTAGGTCATCGGATGACATGCGCCCTCGCTGAGTCGTCAAGAATGGCGTTGCCCCAGACGTCGCGAATCTGCGCGTTGCCCCAGACGTCGCGAATCTGCGCGCTGCCCCTGACGTCGTGAATCTGCGCGCTGCCCATGACGTCGCGAATCTGCGCGTTGTCCCCGACGTCGTGAATCTGCGCGCTGCCCCAGACGTCGTGAATCTGCGCGCTGTCCATGACGTCGCGAATCTGCGCGCTGTTCCAGACGCCGTGAATCTGCGCGCTGTCCATGACGTCGCGAATCTGCGCGCTGTTCCAGACGCCGTGAATCTGCGCGTTGCCCCAGACGTCGCGAATCTGCGCACTATCTTGCACGCGCACAATCCGGCCGCCGCGCACGTCGCGCACGATGACCGACCCGCCGACAATCCAGCAGCCGTCGATAATCAGCTTCGGCACCGGGCGGCCATCGGTGAGCACCATGCGTGCGGCGATGGCGCGCGTTGCCTTCTCCGCCTGCGCCTCGACGTCGTCCAGCCACGCCGGCCGCATGGCTTCGTCGATGTGCCAGTGCCACGCATCAGGCGTCAGCCAGGTGTCGGCGCTCGGCGTCAGTTCGGCCTTGGCGAAGCGCTCGATGTAGGCGGCCTCGTCAGGCAGGTTGAAGTAGTTGACGAGGTCGCTGTGGCTGTCGAGCATCGGATGATGCAGGACATGGCCGTTTCGTAGCACGAGCACGGACAGGAAGTTACACACCGTTCGCCTCCCCTAGCGCTAGGTCATCGGGCTGCACGTCGCCTCCGAATCGGATCGACCGGAACGAACTTGACGCGCCGCCAGATTGAAGCTGAAGGCCGAGTAGGTTCAACCTCAGCCCAATAGCCGAACTCCTGATATTTAGGAAACCAGACGGCCCACCCGTGCCAGTCCTTCCCACGCACGAGTCGCTTTCGCTTAGGTGCCTTCTTCTTAACTGACATGCGACATCCTTCCCGACTGCCACCGGACAGGCAGCCGCGTTTCGATGATGCGGAGTAGTCGGGCTACGGTGCGCTCGGAGCAGCCGAGGTCGCGCGCGAGGGCAGCCCGCGCCGGCAGCGGCCCGGCCTGCACGCGGAGCACCAGCGCCAACAGCCGCGCGATCGTGTCGCCTCGATAGGCGCTCATGCCTAGTCCATCTCCTCAGGCGCGTAGAGGCCAAACGTCACTTCCGGCGCGACGAGCCGCGCCAGCTTCGCCGAGGCCCGCGCGACGAGCATGTCCGCCGGATACTTCGCCCAGCCGGAATCCGACCGCACGAGCCCAGCCTCGCGGGCGTCCTCGATGGTGTAGGTCAGGGTCAGTTCCGGGTCGTCGCCGCGTTTCGCCGCGAAGGTGGCGCGCTCAGGCGTGCGCTCGACGCACCGGAACGACTTGACCAGGCCAGACCGCAGCACGAGCGCGCGAATCGCGTCGGCGGCGAGCACGGGCTTACCCTTGACGATGTGGAACGCCCGCAGCGAGGCCATCGCCTGCAGGCCAAATTCGCGGCCGGCAAGGATGGTCATCATCACGGCCTGCGGCGAGCCGTAGGCCCCGAACAGTCGTGACTCGAACGCCCACTTCGCCAGCGCGCGGGCCTCGTCCAGCGAGCGCGGCTCGAGCTGCCGCTCCCACTCGTGCGGGGCCGGTGCCGGCGCGGACGGCAGCACGACCGGGACGACGGCTGCCGGCTCCGTCTTGATTGGCTCTGCGGCAGGCGGTTCTGTCTCGACCACGGCTTCGGCTTCTGGCATCGGGTCCTCCATCGGCGGCGGCGTGCGCTCGGCCGCAATCTCCTCGAACGGAATCGGCACATCACTGCGCAGCGTGAGCAGCGCGCGCACGTCATCGATGCGCGGCTGAAACTCGCGCAGCGACGTGGCGAGTCCAGCCGTGAACTTCGTGCCCTGATGCGTCAGGGCATCATAAACGCCCTCCAGCGTGCCGAACGCCGTCAAGAGCTGCGCGGCCTTGACTGGGCCAATCTTCTCAGCACCCTTGATGTTGTCGCTGCTGTCCCCGACCAGCGTGAAGTAGTCGCGCACCTGTGCCGGCGTGACGCCGAGCTCCATCAACACGCGGCCTGGCTCCCAGCGGTCGGCGACGGTCTGCCGCACGCCCTCGATCGTCTTAGTGACGACCCGCACCTGCGTGACGTGCTCCGAGACGAGCTGCAGCAGATCCTTGTCGCTGGAGTAGATGTCGATGCGCGCGTGCGGGTCGACGGCCTGCGCGCGCGCGACGGCGGACGCGATGAGGTCGTCCGCCTCGAAGGACGGCACGGCCCAGACGGGCAGGCCGTCCTTGCGGAGCGCCTCGACCGCGAGGCGATACTGATGCCAGAGCGGCTCGCGGTCTTCCTTCGGCCGATTCGCCTTGTAGGTCGGGTCGAGCAGCTTCCTGAACGTCGGCGCGTCGCTGTCGCAGCACACGGCGGCGTGCGGATAGTCCGCGATGAGTCGGTGGATTTCAGCGACGGTTTTCTTGGACGTCGCGTCCGGGTCCGGGTCGTTGGTGTGGAGGTGCCACACGCGATGCAGCACGGACGAGAGGTCGATGAGCAGGAGCGCGTCACTCGGCATCGCGCACCGTCCACTGACCGCGGCCAAGGCGCACGAATCGCGCATCACGGCGGAGGTCCCGATCGGTACTGCTGACGACGAGTCCAAGCGCGTCAGCGATCGCCCTCGGTCCGGCAGGCCCATTCGCGCGGAGCCACTCGGCGATGCGAGCGCGGCGCTGCTGCACGGCTTCCGAGGCAGGCCGACCGCGCTGCCCGTCCTTCGACTTCGGCTCATTACTAGCCAGTCCTGGAAACATGCGCTCCAGTTCGCGCACCTCGGCGAGCAGCGCGGCGCGGCGCTCCTGCGCGGCGACGCGAATCGCGCGGTAGCTCTCGGCGATGTCGGATGCGGGGGTGAGTGTGTCTGTGTTCATCGCGTGCGCGCTCCGGTCGAGGTGATGGTGACGATGATGGACTTGACCTCGCTGGAGGTGTCAATGAGTCCATCGGATGCACTGATGGCCATTAAGCGCGCACCCTCAGCCTGCGCAAGCTTGCGCAGCTTCGACGGCAGCGCGTTGATGAGGTCCTCGCGCGTGAGGGTGACGGTGTGCGTCGTCTCGGTGGTGACGGTGGCGCTGCGCTGAATCGTGGGCATGCGGTCCTCCTGCCCGCGCACAGTAGCAAATAGCGCCATTGCGTGTCAAGGCTTGACAGCGCGCGGCAGGTGTGGCAGGCTGTGTCGCATGACGGTAGCCGAGCTGCTCAGCGACGAATCGAAGTGGACGAATGGGATGTTCGCGCGCGATGCGCGCGGGCGCTCGATGAATCCGCGGGATGCAGAGGCGTCGTGTTGGTGCTTGATTGGCGCTGTGCTGCGCTGCTATGGAACAAACGTGAATCGTTGTATTGCCTCGCTCAATCGCCTCAAGGAATCAATCGGCCCTGACGTTGAAGCCTGGAACGACGCCCCTGAGCGCACCTTCGCGGACGTGCGCCGCGTGATCGAAGAGGCCGGGATATGACAAACACGCTGCTCGGCCTGACGCTGCTGGTGCTCGTGCCGGTGCTGTGGGTGCTGTCGGGCACGCGCAAAGGTTGACGCGCCCATGACTGGACCGCGTGCGCTGGTCGGGTCGGTCACGAGAGAGGAGACTACCTCGGGACCCGGGCTGATTCCAGGAAGCACGCGCGCGGCGGTCGGCGGCGCGTGCCGCTGACCCGCGTCACGTATCATCGTAGACTCGTCCAACCAAGGAGAATGCCCGTGAGACTGACAACTGCCCTCATCCTGTCCGCGCTGCTCGCGTCCTGCTCGGGCGCCTCGTCGCCCGTGTCGCCGTCGTCGCTGCCGTCGGCCTTCGGCCCGCTCGCGTCGTCCGGAGCGTCCTTCGCGCCGCGTGACAGCTTCAATGACCTGCCCGTCGTCGCCGGCATCTCGTGTCCGAGCGCGGCGCCGGCGTTCGAGTTCACCGCGTCCGGCGAGCCAGGCACGCGACACCTCAATCTGCTCTGGCAGGTGCAGCCGCTGGCGCTGGACGTCGAATACATGTTCGAGCGGTGGAATGGTGTGGAGAATCGCTGGCAGGACCTGTCCGGCGTGCGGCGTGCGGGCGTGCGCGAGCGCAGCGTCGAGGTGCGGCTCGCCTCACTCGGCGTCGTGCGCGACGAGGCGGGTAGCTACCGGGCGACGGTGCGGTATCGGTTCCGCGATGGCGGGTGCGCGCCGAGTGCAGCACGGATGAAGACGACCAGCATCGACGCGCCGACCGCGCCGGTCGAGGAGCTGCCCGAGAAGGAACTGCCGGTCGAGGCGACGTTCCTCTCTGACAACATCATCTGGGAGGGCTAGGATGATTTGCGAGATCCGCCATCGCCACACCGGAAGAGTGCTCCACGCTGGCGAGGCCGTGAGCATGGCGGCATTCGTCGCTCAGCGCAAGGCCGACCTACGCGATGCCAACCTGCGCAAGGCCGACCTGGGCGTGGCCAACCTGCGCAAGGCCGACCTGCGCGGGGCCAACCTGGGCGTGGCCAACCTGCGCAAGGCCGACCTGCGCGGGGCCAACCTGGGCGTGGCCAACCTGCGCTTGGTCAACCTGATCGGGGCCAACCTGGGCGGGGCCAACCTGGGCGGGGCCAACCTGGGCGGGGCCAACCTGGGCGGGGCCAACCTGGGCGGGGCCAACCTGATCGGGGCCAACCTGATCGGGGGCAACCTGGGCGGGGCCAGCCTGATCGGGGCCAACCTGGGCGGGGCCAACCTGGTCTGGGCCGACCTGGGCGGGGCCAACCTGCTCGGGGCCGACCTGTTCGGGGCCGACCTGCGCAGGGCCGACCTGCGCGGGGCCGTCATCCCAACCGGAGAGACGTGGGAGACATATCTCCGCGAGTCGGTTCCGGCCCTGCTCACGGCCGGTGGACAGACACTCGATTCATTCGAGTCGCACTGGGACTGTCACACCTGGGACAATTGCCCGATGCGCCATGCGTTCGGCGCATCGAGCCTTGACGGATGTCCGGCCGACCTGCGAGATCGGGCGAGTCAGTTTGTCCAGTTCTTCGACGAGCGCTTGATTCCGTGGGAGGTGGTGTCTGCGCGCTAGCAGTCCGCCGGGTCGATGGGCTGCCCGGTGACATCGGTGGCCCGGTCGCGTGACGCCGCAGCGGGGATCGCCTGCGGTCCCAGGTCCGTCACGCAACCGGGCTCCCACACCCGAGCGCAGACGGCGCAGAACGCCAACCCGCGATCGGTCCGCTCGGTCAACTCATCTTCGCGGCAGTAGGGGCAGACGAGGTCAGGATGCACCACGCCTCCAGAAGTAATGCGCGGCTTCGGCCAGCATCGCGCCGATCGCGGCGCCGACGCCCCCTGTTTTCAGGCCGCCTTTCGGTGTGCGTTCCTCGAGCAGCGTCACCCTCGAAGCCACGGCGCTGATACGTTCGCTGTGGTCCTCTAGTCGCCCGGCGGCGCGTTCAAGCAGGCCCTCGATGCGCGTCATTTGCGAGGCGGTATGTTCCAAGCGAATCGCCGCGCCTTCGATGCGGATGCCCGCTTGGTGCTGGTGCTCGGCGATCTGATAGAGACGCTCACGCATGCGTTCCACTTCCGATTCGTCGCTCACCGATCCCCCTCGTCAATAGCCCTCTGCAGTTCGACGCGCACACGCTCGTCCACCCACGTCTCGGCCCACGTCCGCAGCATGCGGTCGGTTCGTCGCACCACCGGCACGAGCAGCACGAGCTCGCGCTCCATGTCGGCCAATTGCCGGCTGACGCTGCGCAGCGTGACGCTGGCGTAGGCGAGCCAGGAGAGGCCGACGACGTTGACGACGAGCGAGACAACGAGGATGACGATCATCGGTGATCGATGGCGCGGTCGATGCGGTCGCGGATGTAGGCGATGTCATCGCGCACCTGGGACATTTCGCGGTCATGGCCGTTGATGCGGCCCTCGAGGCGGACGAGCCACACGATGCCCGCGATGACGGCCAGGATCACGACGATCAGCGTTCCAGGGTCGGTGTTCACTGGTCACTGGGACTTGCCTACAGGAGACGTCGTGATCATCCGAAGCGCGACGTTGACCGCCGAGATGACCGTGAGATATGGCAACAACCCTGGCGGCATCACCGTTCGCGCCGCCTCCGAGTCCAGATACTCGAACGCGGCCGAGACGAGCACGATGCCGATGTTGAACACAAGTGTGCGGTAGCCCTTCATCGCTCAGCCTCCTGCGAGCCGCCAGGACACCTCGGCGAGTAGCCAGCCGACCGCGAGCGAGGCGGCGCCGACCACCGCAATGACTAGCGCGACCTTGAGGCCGCACACCGTGACGAGCCGCGCGTCCGACCAGGAGCAGTGCATCGGCATCACCTCACGAGGGCGGCCACGGGCCGATCACGGTCAGGCGAGTGGCCGCATCCGCGCTCGCGCTGCCGAACGTGCTGGCGTAGTTGGCGAACATGTCGATGTAGTTGGCGGCCGAGAGCGCCAGCACCGCGACGACGTGATACGTCGGAATGCCGGACGCGGAAGTGAACGTGCGCACGGACGACGCATCGACGCGGAGCTGGAGCGTCCCGTTGCCGGCCACGGTTGTGCTGCCGTGAACGAAGTAGGTGCCGCCTCCGCCTGATGGAATCGTGATGCGCTGGTTGTTCGTCACGAGGTCGTGCATCGAGGCGGTATCGACGTCCTCGCTGTCGAGGTTCAGCACGCCCGTGCCACCGATAGCCTGTGTAGTCGAATGGAACGCGACGCACCGATTGAAGGGCGTTGAGCGCAACTCGAGTTGATTGTCGCGCCAGTGGACGTTCCCCATCGACGCCGTGACGAGCTCGCCGGCGACCCAGGTGCGCGGCGCGGTCCAGGCCATCAGCGCACCGCCTCTCGAGCCACGCCGACGCGCCGACGTGGCAGGCCAGCCTCGACGTTTTCGCGTTCGAGGTCCTCGACGGATTCGCGCGTCTGCCAGTGCTGATACCGCACTGGGCGCACGTCGAGCACGGCCTCGATGTCCGGCCACGTCACCGGCAGCGTGACGCTGCGGTAGGTGCGGCAGCATTCGAGACAGGCCGCGAAGTCCCACTCCGGATGGATGGAGATGCCGGCGAAGCAGTGCGGACAATCCGCGACCCATCGGCCCTCGTTGACGTAGGCCGTGAGCGTGCGGCCGTCGACCTGCACGGGCATCCCGACGCGCCGCGCCTTGGCAATGACGCGCTCGCGATAGGCCGACGTGTCGGCCGGATGCCGAGACAGAATCTGTTGAGGCCCGAGCAGTCGTGAGGCCATGTTAGTAACCGAGCACCGTCGTATCACCGAGCACTGAGAGTGTTGCATCATCGAGCACCCATGTCCCGATAGTGGGCACCCCAGGCGCGAGCGCAAACTCAGCCGTGATGATACCACCGGCCGCATAGGTCAGACGCTTCCCATTGATGAAATAGCCGACATCGGCATCGGTATCCGGGTCATCGGTGACGAGCCCGCTGACCGTTTCAATCAGGCCTATTTTGTCGCCTGGATTGAGCGCGAGCACCGTTGCCAGCATCGAGGCATCCACATTCCCGAGCACGGTCATACTGCGCGGCATCGGCCGTTCTGAGCCGAGCACCTCGAGGAGGAAGTCCGCGACCGATTCAGCGAGCGCAATCGAGCTTTCGTAGGGGAGGTCAATCTGCACGGTACGCGGCCCGTGGCGTCGCACGCTGTCACGGTCGCGCCGTTCGATCATGACCGGAGGTTTGTAGTAGATGCCCTTCCCGCGCAGTTGAAACGCGACTTGTGAGTTCAGGCGCAGATAGCCGAGCGAGCCGCCGTTGTTCGTGATCTCGACGCGGAAGCTCGACCCGCCAAGCCAGTTGCCGTTGTCGGTGTAGACGCTGAGGTCAGACGTGAGATTGACCCCGGACCCGTCGCTGCGGGACCAGAACGCATAGTCGGTATTCGCGACCGGCTCAACCATCGCGGTGCCTCCGACGCGCACGGAATCTTGCGACGGGTTGCGGTAGCCGCCTTCCAGCGCGAGCGTTTGCCCTGGCGCAATCGACACGGACTGCTCACTGATTTCAAGCGCGTAGAGCACCGTCGTCGCGGCCGCATCGACGCGACGCGGCGTCACCACGATTCGGATGATGTTCGCCAGAGCCTCGAGATTGTAGGTCACGTCGAGGCCGTGCATCGTGCCATTGAACGTCGCGTCAAGGTCCGTGTGGAGTTGCCGGTCAGAACGGCCCTCCCACACGAGCGTGCCGCCCTGCGTGGTGTCCGAGACGGGATAGCAGAATCCTCGCTCGCTCGTCGTGACGCGCGTCATTTCCGTGAGGATGGATTCTGACTCGCCCTGCGAGATGTCGAACGCATACGGGAAGGTGCTACTCCCGAGGCCGATTGACACAGCCGGCGGCACGCGCGCGAGCGATTGGTCGATGGCGAGCTTGAAGGCGTCGTCCGAATTGACGTTCGTCTGCGTCTCGACGGCTGACGTAAAAACGCTGGAGGCCACGTCGAGCCAGTCCGCGCATAATACGATCGAGAGGCGTTCCCGGTAGGCCCCTGGAATCGGCGTCACGGCCTTGATGAAGCCGCGGAAGTGATACCGCGTGACGCCGCCGGACGTGATGGACCAGCGGACAGGCGCGCCAATCTGGAAGCCGCTGCGGCAGTTCGTATGCCCTGGCGAGTAATAGCCGACGCGCCGCGCCGTGTTCGTCTCGGCGTTGTTCAGCGCGAACGTGAGCGTCCCAGGTCGAGCCATGATGTCGAGCACGGAGGAGCCCTGAATGCCGTATGTCGCCACGATGGGCTGTGCCTGGCGCACGTCAGAGGTTACAGCCGTCCATGTGCGCGTCGCGTGCAGGCTGGCTGAGAGCGTGGTGTTGCCCTCGCGGCCGATCATGACCATTGCCAGCGTGCCGATGAAGTCGCCAGAGCCGTCATTCCAGCAGCCGATGCGCAGGTTCGCGGCCGTATATTCTGGCTCAGTCGTGACGCCAGTCACGGTCGCCCCAGACTGCACGCCGTCGATGTAAATGATGGCGTCTTCGCTCGCCGGGTCGTAATAGCAATGCACGAGATGCCACGAGCCATCCGAGACGGCCCCGCGGTCGAAATTGAAGATTTCCGAGCCGGCCACCTCGAGGCGGAACCGAATCGCGCCGCTGACGAGCGAGACTGACCACCCGTTGCCGGTCGCGTCCGTGACCATCTTCTGCACGATGGCGCGGTTCGTCGCGTCGTTCTGGCTCGTCTTGAGGAGGAAGACGATGTCGATGGACCCACCTTCGAGGCTCAGATTGAGCTGCCCAACGGCCGCGGCGCCGCCATCATCGAGCACCTCAACGTAGCCGTTCCCGTCGAACGTCAGGCCGAGCGCCCCCTCTGGAAGATCGACGGTTACGCCGCGCGTGAAGCCGGTCCCGGCGTAGGAGCCGTGCTTGTTGTTGCCGGTGATGTCGCGCGCGCGCGTTGAGGCCAGCTCGGAGAGTGGCCAGACGCCGACGACGAAGTCTTCATTGATGAGCGTTTGGCGGAAGCTGCCACCGAGGCCCATCTCAATCGCGAACGAGGAGGGATACGCCGCGGCCACTGCCTACCCCACGTAGGACACACCGAGCCCTCGGCGAATCTGCGCGGCCGCTGCCGCCTGTCCTGGGAATTCCTCGACGAGTCGAATGATGTCGGTGCGCAGCCCGCGCATCTCGGTCACCATCTGCCGGAATTCGCCGACTTCCTGACGGCTCTGCACGCGCTCTCCACCAAGCAGGCGCGCGTTGACCTCGCCAGTGCCAGGCACCATACCGCCAGCGTGGAAGTTTATCGACGCGGACCCTCCAGCCTGCGTGATGAAATCGACAATCGCCTGTGCCGCTGACCGGAACTTCGCCTCGGTATCCGCAGCGGTCATCGCCGAGAATAGGCCGCCTCCGCCCTCGCCGGCGCCGAACGACGTCAGCATCGCCGCGAGGTTGTGGAAGCCTGACCCTGGCCCGGTCCCAGGCGGCCCAAACTGCGAAAGGAACGTATCGCGGAGCGGATTAACGACTTGGGCTTCCTCGCCGCCGCTGAACAGGTTCTTGAGAGCCTTGATGGCGGCTGACGCGATTTGAATACCGGCCATGATACCGCCGATGAAGCCGGTGAAGTCAGACGTCATCAGCTTGAGAATGCCCTGCATGCCGCTCCGGCCAGCCTTCCAGATATCCTGGAACGTCGAGACGGTTCGCCGCATCCGCGACCCAAACTGATCAGCCACGAAGTCACCGAGCGACCCGAACAGACCGGCAACGAGCGACGTCGAGGTCTGCGTCGGTTGCACCATAACCGAATCGAGCCGCGCGAATTCTTCAGCGATGCGGTTCACCATGTCAGGCACGTAGCTGTTCCCGACGACGGCGTCATACATGAACTGGAACCCGCGCTTGACGTTCTCGATGCCTTGCAGAATGCCGTCCCACACGGCCTTCATCTTGTCGATGAGCCACTCCTTGACAGCCGTGTAGAGGCCAGAGACGATCGCAGTGATTTTGTCCCAGTTCTTCCACGCGAGGTAGACCGCGCCGATACCGACCGCAATGAGGCCAGCAGGACCGAGGAACGGCAGGAGCGCACTGAACGCCGCCGGCAACGTCGTCAGGAAGAACGTCGCGACGACACCTGCCGCAGAACTGAGCGCCGCCATCGCCGCCGCAGGACCGCCAGCCGCGAGAATCGCGATACCGATGTTCGAGAAGGCTGGCGCCATGTTGATCGCGAGGCCAGTCACCATCTGCAACGGTTCAGGCAATTTCAGGAATACCTCGAGCAATGGCAATATGCTTTTCACCAGCAGCGCATCAAGCTGCGTCTGCATGCGGTCCCACGAGTCGCCGAGCTCGTCTCCAGCCGCAACAAGGTCATTCTCGACGACAAGGCCTGTTTCGCGCGCGGTGTCTCGCAGGCGCCCGATATCGCTAGTCAGCACCGGCAGGAGGTCGGCGCCAGTGCGACCGAACAGGTCCATCGCGAGGTTGCTCCGCAGCATCGGATCTTCGACGCCGGCTATCGCCTGCCCGATAGCCTCGAACGCCGCATCGGGAGACATCGCGCGAATCGCCTCGAATGACAGTCCGAGCGATTCCAGCGCCGACACGGCGCCCTTGTCGCCCTCAACGAGCCGATTCCCCATCTGCGCGAGCGCCGAGGCGACAGCCTCGAACGAGGAGCCACTCTGCTTCGCGGCGAAGTCCAGTTCCTGCACGGCTTCGGCTGTGATGCCGGCCTTCTTGGCGAGGTCATCGACGTGGCCAGCCATCGAGACGACCTTGTCGGCGGCCGAGGCCACTTCAGAAAACGAGAACGCCGCCGCGACCGCCGCGCCTACCTTGCCGAGCGTGCCGTGAATCTGCTCGACGTCCTTTTGCAGTTGCGCGGTGTTCGCCGCGACGTTGACGATGAGGCTCGCGATCGTCGCCATTTATCGGTTTCTCAGGCCGATAACGGCCATGTCGCGCTCAATCCCTTTGCCGGCCTTGACTGCGCGCTGACGGAAGTGCTCTTTCTCGGCTTCGGCCGCCGGGATCATGAACGGCTCAGCCTCCATCTTGCGCGTGCCGAATTCGATGAAGTGCGCGCGTCGGCTCGGCCGCTCGCCGTCGCCGACCGCAGGCGTGTTCAGGATGCCGACGCGCCCGCGGCCGTTCGTCTTCGTGACGCGCCAGCCGACCGCATCGTGCAACGCGCGTGTGTCGATGGAGGGCGATGCCTGCAACCGTGCCTGCGCGCCACGCGCAATCTCGCGCACCGTGACCGTGACGGCGTCGAGCATGTTCTCTCGCACGACGTCAGGAAGCGCCTGGAACGCCGCGCGCGCTTCTTTCAGGCCAGTGATGTGCGCCTTGAGGCCAGCCTGCCGAGCCGCGTTACTCGTCGTCGCCATCGTCGTCGAGGTCCTCGTCTCGGCCCTGAATGTAGACCTTCCCGTCTCCAGATTCGGCAACGTGTTGCCGATACTCGGCTTCCTCGTTTCGCACCAGGAAGAACGCCTGCCACTCCGTCAGTTCATGCGACGTCATCCCGGCCAGCATATCCGCGACTGACCGCGCCTTGAGCTGAAGGGCTAACTCGAAGACGAACCGCTTCCATCCGCCATCCCGGAAGACCTTCCCAACTCGTCAACGTCCTCATCGCTGACGCCGGACAGTTTCTGCGCGACCGAGAAGATGCGCTGCAATACATCGACGCGGAGATTGCCAAGCGCGGCCGCATCCGCGTCCGTGAACAGGCGCGTCCCGGACTCGTCCACCAAGCAGCGCACGGCCAGACGCGCGCGCACGTTCTCGGTGTTGATCGTGCGTCGCAGGCCCTTCCCGCGCACGAGCGATGCTTCCCAGGCATCACGCTCGGTGCCCGTCAGGCCCTGAATGATGACCTCGCCTCCGAGCTCTGGAATCTGGAGCACCTCGCGCGGCAGTCTGTCCTTGACGGCCGCGGCGAGGAGTTGTTCGCGTGTCAGTCTCGCCATGATTACGTCACGTCAATCGTGAGCGAGCCGGCTGGCTGGAACACCGCCTGCGTCATGTGGCGTTCGCCGCGCGTCCCGTTCACGAACCCGAACGAGGCCACGAACACCGACATCGTGAACGCCGGATTCGTCGCCGCATCGGCGCCGGATGTCGGCTTCACGATCAGCGTCACCGTCGAGCGATTCGTGATGAGCGTCTGAATCACCGCGTAGGTTTCGCTCGCCGCGAAGTCCTGATAAAACGTCACCGTGATCGGACTGATCGAGATGGTGCCAGGCATATCGTAGTCCTGCACCTCACTCATCGCCGCGGCCGGCTGCGGATTGATGCCGGTCGTGTAGGCCACGGATTCGACGTGGTCGCTCAGGTCGGTCCCGTTCACCGACACATAGGCATCGGTCAGCACATGCTTTGCCACAGCCTTACTCCTCTCTCATCGCATCGCCAGGACCGAGCGCCGGTGGCGCATCGGACAGTGCTCTCGGTGCCCGCGCCGACTCGCCTGGCCCAAGTGGTCTCGGCGCTGGTGCCACGTCCCGCGGCGCCCGTGCCGATTCGCCAGGCCCCAACGGACTCGGCGCAGGCTGCATCGGCTTCCGCATCACCATCAGCAGACCTCGACCGAGCGGAATCCGCATGCGCTGCATTGCCAGTCCGGACGGCCCTTCGTCACGCCGAAGTCGATCCGCGCGTCCACCGGATGCGTGCAGACCACGCGCGACGGATGCGCCGACTGCGCCAACACCTCGACTGCATCGGCCATACGTTCAAGTGCCGAAACGAGCCGTCGAAGTAGCCTCACCCATGCACCTCGCACTGCCACCGCTGCACGCCGTGGTAGAGACGCTGCTCAGGCGCGTCCTCGTCTGTCTCCGAGAAGACGTCCTCGAACTCGCACGTCAGCGACCGCTCAACGTAGGCGAACGCACCCACTGACAGCGCCAGTCGTCGCTCGAGGAGCGTTGAGACGCGGCTCAGAATGCGCTGCATCTGATACGGGCCTTTGGCGTCGCTCCACCCGTCAACCTGCACCGTGACCATGCTGCCGACGAGTTGCATCGCCCCGGCTTCGTTCGTGCGAGAGCGTCGCCCAAGCACGAGATACGGCAACGTCGTCCGGCTGGCTTCAGGCAGATGGTCATACACGCGGTTCGCGCTGCCCATCACCGACGCGAGGCTTTCAGGCACGCCGGTATCCGTGTCGGCGCGCAGGATGGTGCGCATCGCATCGACAACCGCAATGACCGGCGTGCCCGTCACGGTCAGCATCAGAGCGCCACCTCTCGGCAGAGCACGCGAATCTCTCGGTGCGCCTCGTCCACATCGACTGGCGGCGACACGACCTCGAACGTGCGATCGTCGGTATTGTCAGACGTCGGGTGATAGACCAGACGCACGCGGCCGCCGTCGAGGTCCGCCTGATACCGCTGCCAGTAGCGGAGCACCACTTCGTGCGAGATGCGCGGGTCAATCTGGCGCGCGCGTTCGAGGTCGCGGCCATGCAACGGCCGCACGCGCGACGAGACGCGGCTCCGCACCACCGTCGGCCACGTCTCGGTGTAGCTACCGTGGCTCTCAGCTTCGGTGCGTGCCTGAATCGTCACGCGCTGGCGCAAGTCGCTCGCCGCAATCATCAGTCGGTGCCGACCACCAGAATCGAATAGTCCACGGACGTCGATCCGGCGCTGTTCGTGATGGTCAGAATGTCACTCGTGCCGGCCGCAATCGCCACGGCCGTCGAGTCCGGAATCACGAACAGCGCGAACGCCCCAGGCCGAAGCTCGAACCCGTCCGACGCCGCTAGGAACAGCGTGACGCCATTGCTCGATCCGCGCTGCACCTGGACGTTGTTCGTGTTGCCAGAGGCGGCCTTGATGGCGAGCACCTTGACGCGCGTGAACGTCACCGTTTCGCCGAAGGCGTTCGTCAGTGAACCGGCGAGATCGAGGTTCTCCGTCGCGCTGGCACTGAGCGTGCGCGTGTCGGTCCAGACCTGAGACGCTTGATTCGCGCCAGTGCCAGTCGACAGCAGCGTCGTCCAATCGAGGCCAATCGGATATTCGACCGTCGCCAGATCAAGCGCCTTCGTCTGCTTGATGTCGAACTTCAGGACGATGTTCGCGTGGTCGATGGTGCCGGCCATGTCTCCCCCCTAATACGCCTTAAACGGCCAGAGCAACGCATCAACCGTCGTCGGGACTCTCACATCGGCGCCCTCACGCGACGCATACCAGTGCCCGACCAGCACCTTCATTGCCGCAACGATCCCCGATGGTTGGCTCATCGCCGACCCGTAGCCGCACACGAACCGAATCGTGACGGCGTTGAGCACGTCGCGCGTCGATGGCCACGAGACGCCGTAAGCTGTGGCAATGCGGGCTCGACGCGCATGCGGACCTGAAGGAAAATCGGTTTCGTAATTCGAGCTCCCCCAGACCTGCGTCGTGCCTGAGGTGTCGACGTAACTGACGCTGGTCACGCTGGTCACAGGCGGGAACGGCAGCCAGATCGCATCGTCCCTGACATAGTCGGGATCATCGAATCCGCACAGCTTTAAGTCCCATGTCTGCGTGACCAGCGCACGTCTGGTGAACGCCTCGACGTGCTGACGGGCCGCGATAATCAATTCGAGGATGAGCCCATCCTCATCCTCGACATCGACACGCAGGTGCGTCTTCGCATCGGCAAGCGAGAGCGGCTCCTCAGCCGGCGCCGTGACCAGAAAGAGGGCCATCCACCGGCTACTCGAGCGAAATCACTTCCTCGAACCAGCTCGCGCCCTGCGTGAACGTCTGCCCGGTCAGAGACGAGACGACATGCAGACAGAGCGAGCACTGCGGCGGAACGATCAGACGCCCCTCGACGTTCGCCACGACGGCCCCGAACGGCACGACGCCGCCAGCGCCCTTCTGATACGCCTGCGTCCACGGGAACCAGCCGGAATCGACGACGGTCGTGCCGACGGCCGTGATGACAGACCCGGAGTAGGGCTTCCCGCTGGCGCCTCGAATCGTGAGCGATGCGCTGCTCGGTGTCGCCTTCGATGCCGTAACCTGCGCCCATCCTGAGAATCCCTCGATGACGTTCGTGCTCACGAGGTTGAAGTAGAACAGACGGTCGATGATCATCGACGCGCCGCCGACAGGGTTGCCGTTCCACAGTTCAAGCGCAGCTGCGGTCGACGGGCGCACCACAAGGCCGGCGACCGCAGACGTGCTCATCGTCGCCCAGGCGCGGCCCTTGCGAACCATTTCCGTGTAGGGCGGAAGGCCCATCGCACTGAGCTGCTCGGCGAGCTGATTGAGCGCGATCGTGCCCTGCGCGACCGTGTTGCCGTTACGAATAGCGCCCTGGACTGCGTCTGCCATGTGCGTGTGCTCCTCTTACGCGGCCGCCACGGACGCGCCTTCGTCGAGCGGGAAGTAGAAGATCGTCCACTTGATCGAGCCGGTATTCGTCGCGCTCGTCTCGATGTCGATGGTGCCGATCGGCGCGATGAACGCATTCGGGTTGCCGGCCGCGGTCCACCCCGTGCCCGCGTTCACGCCGATGAGCGCCGTGCCGTCCCCTTCCACGATGTAGAATGTCCCCGCCTCGTCGTTGTCGATGTCGAGGTTGGAGGCCACGTCCCCGCTCGTGCCGGTAGTCGGATTCACCGTGACCTTGAGATTGCACGCTTGGTTCTGGATGGCGGTCGTCACCTCGCCGAACAGGCGCGTGACAAGCACGCGCCCTCCGGAGACCGTGAAGATCGACCCGGCCGCGCTGGCAGGAGGCGTCGCCGTCGCACGCTCGGCCTTGAACCCAAGGGCAATCGTCGTGAAGACGTCGCGGTTCTGATTGGTATACATGCTCGTGTCGCCTCTGCGCTCAGCCTAGAGCGCGGTGACGTGCGTTTCGCCCTCGAACCGCGGCCAGCCAATGGCCACAGCCGCGACGAACAGCGCCGACGCGGAGCCGTCGTCCATGAACACCGTCAGCCACGGCATGCCAGCCGGCATCTGGTCCGACTCGAACTCCAGCGTGTAGCACCGCTGGTCGACGGTCGCCGCCGTACCGAGCGCGAGCCCGACGCCATCGGCGGCCTGCACCGTGTCGGCACCGAACACATCGGCCCCAGACGATGCCGTATCCGCGCCGGACTTCCGCCACCGGAACGGTATTTCGGTCGTCTTCGTGCCGGCTGTCGCGCCGCCGTAGGCGAGGAAAACCGGGTTGTCGCCCGTGACGACGCCAGTGAGCACGATGATCTTGACCCGATGCAGGCGACCCATGTTGATCGAGTCGAAATCCGACCCGGCCGACTGGATGTCCGCCGGGCTGAGCAGCGGGATGATCTGCGGTTCCGAATGCACGGCCATGTGTCTCTCTCCTCGTTCCTGGTCGAAACGCCTACGACCGCGTCGCGAGCACGACGACCGGCGACAGCGTGTTGCCCGTGCCCTTGAACGGCGTGAGCGCGGCCCGCGGCATCATCTGCCCGTCGCAGCGATAGAAGGCGCGGAACGTCTGCTCGCCCTGCGTAAACCGCACATGGATGGACGACGCCTGCTCGACGCCACCCTTGCGAATCAGGCGATACCGTCGCAGCGAGATCAGCACGATGTCACCGACCGTGCCGAGCGAGGCGTTGTATTCGGTCTCGACGACCGGACGCCCCTTGATGAGCATCGCGCCTTCGTTGTTGTAGGTGACGAACGGAGACGTGCGCGCGCTCGTGCCGGCCGGGATGGACAGGATGTCGAGCTGCGGCCCCACGTCAGTGTTGATAAGCCACACGGCATCGCGCTTGTCGCGCGGTCGCATGCGTGCCCACATCGCCGAGATGTTCGCGTGAACGATAGTGGACGCGGCCTGGCCCGTCTCCTTTGAGACGGTCACGAGGCAAGGCGCATTGAGGTAGCCGAGCGGTTGTCCGGCGCCGGTGCCCTCGGTGATCGCGTCCTCGACGCCGAATACCAGCTCCTCGGTGAACATCGCTTGCAGCTCACCGCCGAGCGCGGCGGCGTCCGAGACGAGCTCGTCCGTCATGTAGCCGAGCGCGCCGACCTTCCTGAGCTTGAACTCGACGCGCGCCAGCTTCGGCTGAGACGCCGTAGGCGCCGTGCCCTGGTCAACCCAGTAGTGACGCACACCGCCCATGCGTGACCCGTCCGCCCTGGACGTCTCGTCGATGACGTTGTAGGCGATCGCATCGCCGCTGATGGTGCGCGCATCGACGCGGCCGAGCAAGTCGCCCGTCGCATACATCTCGCGCTCAATCCCAGGCGCCACTTCGGCCGGCACCGCGAACCCGCCATCGGCTGGCACCGCCGTCCCCATCCCCGTCGCCGACGCGAACAGGCGGGGATCGGTGCCCTCGCCGGACGAGGCTCGCTTGACCGCGATAGCGAACTCGCCGAGAGCGGCGAGGCGAGCCTCTGAGCGCATCTCAGGCGTCGCATCGCTGTGCAGCGTCGGGCCCCAAGGCTTCTCGGCGCCGAGGTCTCGTCCGACGGTCGGACGGCTCGACGCGATGTCCTCAGCCTGGAACCGCTCCATGCGGGCCAGTTCAGTCGCGAGCGTGGTCGCAAGCGCCGCCTTGGCGTCGAGGTCTTTTTCGATAGCGGCGATCCTGGCCTCCTGCTCGGGCGTGCGCGTGTCCGCCGCGATGGCCAGGAGCGTGCGGCCTTCCTGCTTGAGGGCGGCCTGGGCGCGCTCGTTGTCGGCGATGTCCTGGCGGACGTGCTTGATGCTGCGCATCTGTGTCCCTCTCCTGAAACGACAAAAGGCGCGTCGGTTCTCTGGACCTCTGGCACACATCCCATGCGCCCAGTCGGCCGAACCAACGCGCCTCTACGGAGTCGCGTGTCGGAGAGCAGTATCAGTGCGTCGATGAATTCCGTAATACGATTGGCGTTTCGAGACAGTCTTCGGCCGCCGTGATGAGCGCATCTCGGCAAAATTCGCTCACGCGCTGACGGTTCAGACGCGCCGCTTCACGGACGCGCTCGCGCTCGGCCGGCGAGAGCCGCACCGGCATCGGCACCGCAGGCGCCTCGGCCCGTGGCTTTCTCGCCATCAGAAGCGGTCCATCCTCCACCGACGGTCAGCCTCACTCGGCGCTGTCGCCGCGAGCGTAGGCATATCCGCAGCGGCCTGTGCTCCGGCCACGCTCCCTCGGCGCCCTACCAAACGCGACAGCGTCTCATCGAACGTCGCGATGCGGTCGATCAGCCCTGCCGCCAGCGCATCCTTCGCCCCGAGCGCGCGACCCTCGCCATACCCAGACCGCACGTCGCCCGGCGATACGCCTCGACCCGCAGACACGGCCTTGACGAAGGCCCCATACGCCTCATCGACCCTGGCCTGAATCTGCGCCCTGGCCTCGTCAGACAGAGGCTCAAACGGGTTGCCCTCGGTCTTGTATTTCCCGGCCGACATGAACGTGACCTTGACGCCGAGCTGCTTAGCGCGTTCGCTCAAGTCCTCATGCACGGAGAACACGCCAATGCTCCCGACGACGGCGCTCGGAATCGCCACGATTTCATCGGCCGCCGCGGACAGCCAGTAGGCGGCCGACGCCATTATGCTGTTGGCGAGCGCCACGACGCGCTTGCGCCCGCGCGAGGCGAGCATCTCCATCGCCATCTCCTGCACGCCTGGCACCGTGCCCCCTGGCGAATCCACGTCGAGCAGGATGCTCCCGATGGACGGATCGGCCAGTGCCGCGCGATAGTTCGCCTTGAATCGTTCAACCGACATGCCGCCGCTCGATTCCTCCATCGCGCTCAGCCGATGCGCAATGACCCCACGCAGAGGAATCACGGCCACGGCAGACCCGGATGGCGGCGCCTCTCCGGACGGCGCGCGGCTGTCGATCGCGGCCTGAATCTCGTCCTCCGGAACCTCGCCTCCAGAGGCGCGCAGTGTCAGCACCGAGAGCAGGTCCGCCATCTTGTCTGGCGTGATGGCCCACGGCGTGCTCGCGACGTAGCGCCAGATTCGTGCGTATCTCATCAGACTCCCTCCAACGCCAACGCCGCCAACCCGGACGCATACGGCGCCGTGCCCCACAACCCAACCGCGGCCACCCAATCGCCTGAGACAACCTGCGACGCCTGTGACGCGCAATACGCCTCAGCCTGATCCGTCGCGAGTTGCAGCGTTTCTTCCACCAAAGCCACATGCTTCGCGTAGAACTCCGTCACCGCCACCGCGAACGCATCGCCATCGGCGGCATGTGTCACCGCCATGCGAGACACCGCGGCGATTTCCTTCCGAAGCACGCGCGCCGCCGACTGTTCAACGATCGCACGCGCCTTGTCAGAGTCCTCACTCTCCTTGCGCTCGCGGCGCGGCGCCGGCCGAGGGTCGCGTTGAGCAGGCTGCGACCCGGTTAGGTTCGCAGGGTGAATCGGCTCGTCGAGACCTGGGAGCTTCTTCCGATTCTCAATCACGCGGATTTCGTTCCGCGTGAAGATGCCGGTCTGCACCGCCTTCATGTAGGCTTCCCAACGGGTCGCCAAATCACCACGCACGAGCGCGTCACGATTGAATTCGGCGTAGTAGGTGCGCGGCTCAATCACGAGCTGATCGTTCGTGGCGAATTCCCACAGGGAGAGCCACGGGCCTTCGGCGTAGGTCACGAACTCTTGGCCCTGATGCTCAATGTTCGAGAAGCTCGATTTCTCGAGGTCGCCGAGCATGTGCGGCGGGAGCCCCAACCATCGCGCGATGTCGTTGACCGAGAACTTGCGCGAGAGGATCATCTGCGCATCCTCTGGCGTCATTGTGTTGAGCGCCCATTCGGCGCCCTGCTCCAACACCACCGGCATGTGCCAGTTCCCAGGCCCGGCCGTGGTGTCCCGGAACGAGCGCGCCATCCGCTTCGACGCTTCCTCGTTCAGGAGGCCAGGGATCTTGATTACACCGCCGTGGAGCGCGCCAGTCTGGAACGTCTTCGCCGCATACTGCTCAAGCGCCAGAGACAGGCCGAGACTGTCGCGCGCGCGCGCAAGAATGCCCTTCCCGACCACGCCGTCATCAGACGCACCCATCAGATGGAAGATGTCATCCTGCGCAAACGTCCGCACCGTGCCATTCTTCGGGTCCCTGATGTGATAGACCTTGTTCCCGTTCGCCAGCAGTTCCGGCTCAACACACGTCGGATCGAGCGGCCACAAGGCATCAGCGAACCCTCGCGCGCCAGGGCGCACAGCGTGATAGCTGTTCCCGTAGTCGATCAGCTTATACATCGCCTGACGACGCCACTGAAACGAATCCTGCCAGGGATTCGGCTTCCGGTGAATGACGTCGTGCAACGGATGGTCGAGCGCGGCTTCGCGCCCCTGATCGTTCGGAAGGCGAGCATACATCCCTAACGGCAGCATCGCGAGTGTCGTCGCCAGGATGTCTCGGCCACGAAACCAGGCCGACACTTTCTGCGCAGATTCTTCAGAGATGCGCAGGCCGCTGGCCGTCACGGCCCCGACCGATCCATACCAGAAATCATCGGCCGGACCTGGCGTTGAGGCGTGCAACCCTCCCGACAGAATGCGCGCCAGCACGTCCATCAGCCTCTCGCCCCCTTCGTCGTGCGCAGAAACGGCCACACCGCGACCAGCATCACGATGACGCCTCCAACCATCCACGCGACTGGTGTGCCAGCGACGGCTGATACCCCTCGCGTGAAGGCGACAAATCCGCCAAGAAACAGCAGCGCGTTCACGTTCGCGACGAGGAGGCGGCCGACGGCCGACAGGCGATTACGCCCCAAGCGACACCACCCCTCGCGTCAGATACACGCTGGCTTTCATCGCTCCGGCCGACACCGCATCCGTGCGCGCTTCCCAGCTGAGGATGCCGGCCATCGCGCAGTCGATCTTCTGCGTCGAATCTGGCCGGTCCTTCTGAATCAGCCACAGCGGACGGCCCTGCTCATCGAGCTGCGTCAGGTTCACCCGACGCGCGTTCGCCAGATGCCGGATATACCGCGGGTCGCCACTGTGCGACAGGCGCCGCTCCTTGATGGCCGTGTCGAAATTCTCCAGCGCAGCCGCCATCTGACGCCGACGATTCGTCAGCCACTCGATGACCTGCTCGTCGCCGAAATCGCCGCGCCATTGCGCAATCCAGGACTGCCAATAGGGCGGGTCCGCGTAGAGTCGCCACACATCGTAACGGCCGAACAAGTCGCGCATACAGGCATCGACATCAGACGCTGGCACCTGCCACGGCTGTTCCTTCGGCAGCGTCGCCGGGCGCTCCCAGAGACCGGCCACCCACTGATAGCCGCTTTCCACATCCGTGCAGACAATCGCAGTCGAATCATGGAACTGCGCGCCGTCGAACCCGATCGTGATGAGCGCGCCAGTCGGAATCGTCCGCGTATCCGCGAGCGCCCGGAACGCCGGCACGTCGAACGCCTGCGACGCCCCCTTGACGAGCCGATTGCACCACACGCGCTCCCAATACGCGCGGTCGGTCGTCGGGTCCTTCCAGTCCGCCAAGATGCCGTCGATGTCGCGCCAACTCGCCGCTGGCCCGGACGCCTCGAGCACCGCCGCACGCGCGCCCTCCTCCGTCGAGAGGTCGTGCTCGTCGCCGGCCTGCCGATGGAAAAAGAACAACGTCGAGTCCTTGATGCGACCGTCGTGAATCGCGTGCGCGTATTCCATCGTCGCTTCGGCAATCGACCCGGACCCAGGCTCAGGCGCCGTCGTAATCTCCAGCATCCACGAATCGGCAATCTTGCGCTTCGGCAGATTCGCCTTCATCGTCTGATACGCCTCTTTCAGGCGCGTGCTCGTGTGGCGATGGGTATTGTGCGTGAGATGCAGCCCCCGTCCAACCAGAAACAAATGATCAGGGCTATCTACCGCGATGCACTTCACCGGCACGGACGGCACGGGCTCGATAGCCGAGATGGCTGGCCACCACGTCGCTGTGCGACGACCCCACGTCCCGCGACGAGACTTGCGCTCTAGCCTGAACGGATCGAAGTCAGGACTGAAATGCACCTTACAGATGCTGCCAGTCGTTGACCTGGAATCGGCCTGTTCGGTCACTGATGCGCTCACGCCAAGCGACCGAATCAGGAGCGCCACCTGTTCACAGAGATGACGGTCGCGCTGGACGAATGTGCAGGTGCCGCGAACCGTCGCGTGCCCATCCGTGTCCATGAGGCCCTGCAGCAACGCGAGCCGCTGGTCGCGAGAGGCGAACTGGTAGATATCGGGGATATGCTTGCGCCCGAACACGCCGGCGGCTCTCAGGCGTCCTCGTAAACCAGTCGGCAGCCAGCGCACGACGCCAGGGCGCGCATCCTGCGATACCGTGTGCGGAAACGACGCCGAGAGCACCTCGTAATCCTCAAGCGCATTGTGAATGTAGCCAGCGAGCGTCGCGCCGTCACCAATCCACAGCCCCAACAGATACGGGTCTACTGGCAACTCGGCCTCAACGCCGTCGAAGCCTCGTCCTCTTGGCAGTCTCCACCGCAGCGTGTCATTCCCACACACCACGCCGCGCTGATACATCTGCTCGGTGGTGACTGAGACTTCGCCCTTCGGACGGTTGCTCCATTCGATCGCCGTCCATCGATGCGTCGCATCCGTCACCACCGAGTGTCCAGTGGTGAACGTCACCCGGTAACACGGCCGGTCGTGCTTGATGGCCGAGACGCCCACGACAGCCGTGGGCGACCCATCACGACCATACACGACATCGCCAGCCTCAATCGCGCCAATCGTCTTCCAGCCATGAGACGTCGGCACCTCGGTATCTAGTGCGAGCGGCTCATCGAAGAGTTGCCAGGTTGTGCGCGCCCCGTCTCGCGCGTTCGGGCTGCCAGCGAGCGAGACGGCTTTTCCGGACCCATGCACGCGCTCGATGCGTTCCAACCCACAGTCGAAATCCTTCGCAATCGGACTGTGCTCGAGGATGATCTTGAGCGCGGCGTAGGCCAGTTCAGACGACTGCTGTTCCGTGTAGGCCACGAGCGCGACGAACGGGTCAGAAACGCCCTTGCCTTGCGCGAGGTCATCGCCCACCCACCCGTTGAATCGCACGGGCGCATCGGGATGCAGTTCCGCCGCAGCGATGCACGCGCCGAGTTCGGTCTTGCGGAGGCCCTTCGCAATCGAGATGGCACAGCGCCGGAAGCGCCGCCGCCCGGCCTTCGGATGCTCGCGCGGGAACACCTCATACATGCGCCAGATGAACGCCTGCTGTTCCTGGTCGAGCCGCAACGGTTCGCCGAGTAGATCCCCAGGCCCGAAGACAAGATGCTCCTGCATCCAATCCACAACTTGTGGACCGAGCGTCGGATAGCCGCTCTCGTCAACCGGGACCGTCAGAATCATCCGCGCACCGACGTCAGAATCCCGCGCGGGTCGACTGTGCTACGCGGCGCCGACGCGACGACCGGCGCCGGCTTCTCCGTGCTCGCCAGGCGAGACAAGCGCGCGTCGAGCTGCTTCACGATGTCCTGGAATCGCGCAGTCGCTTGCATCCGAGACCGGACAGGCTCCTCGCTATCGAGCGCCGTCATGAGCGCGAAGGCCCCGAGCTCCACGAGTTGCTCAGCCGTCGCATCGAGCGTGCGCCCGTGGCGCTGCGCGGCGGCCCAGGCGTCAGGCGAGAGGCCAGACGGTGACGGCAGACACTCGCCGATGGCTGGCAGTTTCCCGTCCTTCCGCCATTTCCAGACCGTCCACCGCTTGACGCCGAGTTCATTCCCGATGGCTTCATCCGACAGGCCAGACTGCGCCAAGGCGATCGCACGCTCGGCCAGCGCCGACCACTTGTGCGTTTGCTTCATGCGGCATGCCCTCCGCGCTCGCGAGCCGTCTTCGCGCTGTGGCACCGATGGCAAAGCGACTGATGATTTGCGCCGTCGAAAAATGCCGGATCGTCAGGCCCTGTCGCCGGAATGATGTGGTCGACGTCCGTCGCCGGCGTCACGCGGCCGGCGCGCGCGCACGCGCTGTGCTGCACCGATGGCCCGTGCATCCGGTCGCCACAGCGCGGATGCCTCAGCAGCCACGATTCGCGGTAGCGGTCCCACCGTGCGGTGTAGCCGCGCGCACGGGCGGAACCGCGCACCTCGTCATACGGACGCGCGTGAGCCGCGCACCTCGCCGTGCCCATCGGCACAAGCGCCGGACAGCCTCGCGCCGCGCACGTCTTCAGCCTCATCGGTTCTGCACCAACAGGCGCACCATGCGATTCTTCGTCTGCGCCGGACTCTCGTTGGTTACGACAGTGTTGCTCAGTTCATAGAGCGCGCCAGACGTCCCGCCAGTGACCTTGACCTTCGTCGTCCTCGAGCCGCTTTGAATCCCGAGGCCAGATTCGGCATCGGTAATCGTCGGCACAGTTGCCGTCGAGGGCCGCACCGCCGCAACAGCGAACGCGCTGGTCGCAATCGTCACGCCTGTCTCAAGATGCCGTGTGCCCCAGTCGAATTCATACACCTTGACGTCGGAGGCGTCCTTCGTGATCGTCGCGCCGTCACGCACGGTGATGCTCACGGCTGCACCTCAATCGTATCTACGTCCGCGCACACCTCGATGACCACGGCCGATTCTGGCGGGTCATCGCCAGTAACCAGCAGCGTCGGCGCGAGTCCTGACATGGTAAGCGACCCGTCCGAGAGCGCCAACGACAATCCGAGTCCAGGCGCCTCTCCGGTCAGCGTCGCGGTGCCGGCCGGCACGGCCATCGTGAACGCGAACGTCGGTGCCGCTCCGGTCAGTGTGAGCGTGCCAGATGGCACCGCAACCGCGCCACTCGGCACAACCTCAGGCATCGTGCCCGTCAGCGTCAGCGAGCCGGCCGGCACAGACAGCGCAAGGCCGAGCGTCTGCGTCGTGCCAGTCAGCGTCAGCGCGCCGTCCGGAACGGCCATCGTGAGGCCGAGTGCTGGCGTCGTCCCGGTTAGCGTCGCAGCGCCAGCCGGAACCGCAATCGAGACGGCTCCACCAGCGACAGACACGGTCGGCGCGTAGCCAGTCAGCGTCAGCACGCCAACGTCAGGCCCTGGGAAAACCGAATCAGGTGACGTGCCTGTGAGCGTCAGCGTGCCGGATGGAACCGACAGCGCGAGACCGAGCGTCGGTGTTGTCCCGGTCAGCGTGGCAGTGCCGGCCGGAACCGACAACCCGAGACCGAGTGCGGGTGCGGTCCCGGTCAGCGTCGCGGTGCCAGCAGGGACGGCAATCGCAACGTCACCACCGACCACTGACAGGGTTGGCGCGTAGCCTGTCAGCGTCGTGGTGCCGGCTGGCACGCTCACCGCTGCCCCAATCGTCGGCGTCGTGCCCGTGAGCGTCAGCGCACCGGCCGGCACCGCCATCGCCAACGCCAGCGCCGCAGCAGCGCCGGTCAGCGTCGCCGACCCTGATGGCACCGCGATGGTTGTGCCTGTGCTCGCGGAGGCAACGCGACAGGCCGAAATCGAGCATCGCGTGATGCCCCAGTTCGACGCGCCGATGGAGCCGTTCCCAAGGCGATAGACGAGATACACCGACCACTGCGCGCTGCTGAAGGAGGCCGCCAGTTCTGTTCCGGTGTCGAGCGTGAAGCCTGTGCCGACGCCGTTCAGGACGATCAGGCCGACCGTGGCGTCATTCGCGGTGACGTTCGCAATCGTGATCGACCGAGCCGTATCTCCAGCCGATTCACTGACATCGCCGTCCGTGAGCGGTGTCGTCTGATCGACGCCCGTCAGCGCCAGCGCGCCAAGCGCCCAGGACCCGTCGCCACCACTCGCCGCGGCGTTCGTCGTCGTAAGGTCTGGCGGCGTGCGCTGCCATGCTTCAATGCCCTGACCTGTGCCAGTCGTATCGCACGGCGTGTAGTTCGTGAGCGCGTCACCGTTGAACGTGACGCCCGTGGCCCCAGGCACGCCCGTGCCGTCCGCGCCGATGAAGACGACGAGACACGGGTCTGTCCCGGAGGTCGTGATGTCGCCCGAAGAGTCCGCCGACGACCCGAGCGCCGAATCGACAACCGCGACGGCCATTAGCGCAGCCCTGACGCGATGATGGCGCGCACGGTGTAGACCGGCCCAACCGCGCCCTGCTCCGTCGCCAGCACGACCGTGCGGCCGAAGCGTTGACTGAGAAACGTCGTCAGGCTGTTCTGCGCATTCGTGAGATTCGCGTCTGGCGGCGGAATCGACGTCGGCCGCCACGAGATGCCGACTTCGGACAGCACAACAGGCGGCGCCGCTTCGACGGTCTGCCCGTCATAGAGCCGCACCCGCGGCCGGAGTGCCGCGCGCGTCCAGAGCGAGAAGGACCGATCCGGATGCTGCAGCGCCATCGGCGCGCGAACAGCCTTCCCCGTGTCGGCGTCGTCCGCTACCGTGCGCGTTGTGCCGTCGTCCTCGACTCGAATCATCAGGCCCTCGCGATGATGATGCGAGCCGGCGTCTCTACCGCTGGCGTGTCAGATTCAATCCCGATCGTCTCAGACCCGGTCACGTAGGCCCCGGCATGAATCGAGGCCGTTGTGCCGCCGCCCTGCAGGTCCAGCACATCGACGCCGAGATCACGAGCAGGAGAGCCAGCCTGGAGGCGGTAATTGCCACCAGACTCGTCCACGAACAGCGGATCGGACGTAATCGAGGCCACACCGTTGCCGGTCGTGACATCCTGACTCGTGCCAGTTTTCCAATCAGCCAGCGTGTTGTAGGTCGTGCCGCCGCTCACCCATGACGTGCCGTCGTGATAGACGTTGTGATCGAACAGCCAGCGCGTGCGATTCGACGTGAACGCAAGGCCCACCGCAATCGGCACCTGCGCGCAGACGTTGTTCTGCGCGATGTTCGAGGCGTTCGCTACCAGATCCACGCCGCCCTGATCCTGCGAGAACGCCATCGGCGCATCGACAATCGTGTTATTCACGAACCGCACATACTGCGGTTCATTCCACGTCAGCGTTGCGCCGAAGGTGTGCAGCTCGCAGGCGGCCCCGAGCGTGCGCTCGATGATGTTCTGGTAGACCTTGATCGGAAGCGCCGACGTGCCGCCGCCGTCGACGTGAATACACACGCCGATGCCGTTCTCGTTGCCAAGATGGTCCGTGCGGCCTATGTCGCTGATCCGGTTATAGCGGATCGTATAGCCGGACCAGTTCGACGTGTGGTCCGCTTCGAGCGCATAGCCGCCCTTGAGGATGATGCCCGTATCGCAGTTGCTGATCTCGTTATGCTCGAACGTGCCGCCGCTGCGGTAGGTCAGAATCGCCGCCCCGTTGCGCGGGTTGTGCGGCGTGCGGCCGTGCGTCAACGAGCAATTCTTGATCGTGGCCGTGGCATCTTCTAGGCGCACGCACGAGTGATTCGAGTTGCGCAGGAGCGTCAGCGTGCCGCCAGTGCCGCCGGTCGTTACATTCACGTTGTCGCCGCCGTCCGCCCGGAGCAGTGTAAATGTGGTATCGCTCAGCACGGACCCGACGATGTAGAGCCCGGTTCCGGGGATCCCGACGTTTAGGTCTGGCGTCGAGCCGCTGTGCCCATCGATGCGGAGGCCGAGCTCGCCCGTGCCGGTGATGATAGCCGCGAGGCCGTGCGCAGCAGACGTCGTGATGACGGTCGGATTTGCGACAGATGAACTAACGATCGTCAGCGTCGCCGTCGCGTCGTCATGCACCGCTTGGTCGTTGCCGTCCACGATGGCCCCGTCAACGACGCCGCCAACGCACGAGTTGAAGACGACCGGCGCAGTATCCGACTTCGACCAGGCGTTCGCTTCATCGATCGTGAACGCCCCGCGCCATTCGATGTAGTTGCGCAGGTAGGCCCCGATGAGCGGTCCCTTACCGTTCGTGCGCGTCAGGGTGACAGTGCCGACGGCCTGAAACACGATGGGGCTGCCAGACGACCCGGCGTTCTCGGTGAAGTAGACCGGCACGAACCGCTGCGACGACCCGGTGATGACATCCCCGTCGTGGTTGTAGGTGCCAGCGGCCACGTAGACCGTATCGCCGGCCGCCGCCGCCTGCGCCGAGACGCGGGCATCGAAATCCGTCGAGCCCCAGGCCGCGCGCTGGATCGTGGCCCACGGCGTTGCCGAGTTCTGGGCCGTCGTCTTCGTTCGCGTATCGTCGCCGATAGACGCATCGACGTAGAGGTTCGCCATCGTCGCCCTAGTGCGTCAGAATCGACATCCCGCCGGCCGGCACATCAACACGCACCGGATTCCGCACCGTCACCGGCGGCAATCCGCCAGACGCCTCACCGAGCGTCAACACCTTCGCCCCATCCGCATGCACCGTAACGGTATAGCCTGCACTCAGTGCTGGCGTCCCGAGAGGCATTGACACGGTCGTATGAATGTTGACATCTGGCCAATGCACAATCACTGAGGATGGAAGGCCAGGCACATCAACAGGAATCACGACATCGCCGACCGCGTAGAGTGACCCATCGCCACGCGCATGCACCGCGCCAGACACCCACCCGAGCAACGTGCCGTCATCCGACATGAGCCGATACACCAGAGTCGTCGTCATGCGTCACACCTTCGCAACAATCTCCGCGCCGCGCCGAGATTCGACCGACGACAGCACGAAATCATCAAAGCTCGCCGCACACCCCTGCCCACGCAGATGCACGCCGACGAGCTTCTTGCGCAGCGCAATCAAGAGCTGCTCGATGACCGGCTGTGTTGAGGCGGCCGTATCCACCAATGGCACCACCGTGCGCGCCCGTCCGCCGCGATGGCCACAGCGCCGACACCCCCACGAGACGTGGAGCTGTGGCGACCCTGGCACAATCAGGTGACCGGACATCGCGCGCCTACGCCATCGTGAAGATGCCGCTCGAATTGAACTGCAGCGTGAGCGTCGACCCGCTCGCCAGCGTGAACTGGCTCGACGTCAGCGACGCGCGCACGAGCAGGAATCGATTGGCCGAGGCCGCCGCCGAAATCCAGATGACGGCCGCCTTGATGTTCGGGATCGTGCCGCCGGTCGCGGTCCAGACCGGGTCGTCCGCGTCGAACTTGTATTGCCCAGCCGACGCCCCGACCGTCCATGCCTCGTTGGCGAGCGCCTTCCCGCTCGAGGAGTAGCCGTTCGCCTCGGTGACCTCGCCGGAAATCTCGTTGTAGATCGACTGCGTCGCCGTCGCGAAGTCAGACGCCGACGTGTGCAGCGTGATCCGGAACGCGGTCGAGGCCAGATTCAGCGTCGTGTTGCCGATCTTCTTCTTCGCCTCGTTGTAGAACTTGAACGCCTGTGCGGCCATCGGCCTTCTCCTTCACACTGAATGACACGTCCTCGGACCCCAACGCTTCTAGAGCATACGCGAGGAGGCCCCGCCCATGCACCGCCAGTTGAAATACGTCCCCGTTCACGCGAATCATCTGGAGCACGTCCTCAAACTGCTTCAGATGCCACGGCGCCAACTCGAACGTGCGCGCCGTCTCGCCACGCGCCACCGTCAACGCGATCCGCTGGTCAGCCTCGTTCTCCGGTTGCGGATACGCATGGTGCGCGCCGTCCAACCAACACGAATCGATGCCGAACAGGTCGAACCGACGCCAGCCGGCCAGCGTCAAGAGTGATAACGCGCGCGTCGCCACCGTCGTGCCCCCACCGACGCCATACCACTTCTCGGCATAGAAGGCATCCAGTTCCTCCGCCAGCGCGCTTGAAGCCGTCGCCGCGTGCCAAATCCACACATCCGGATAGTCGGCCACGGCATCCCATGTCTCAGGCGCACATTGCGAGGCCAACACGTAGCGGCACCGCGGCACGTAGGGCGTTACAAATCGCGCATTCGACGCGCGCGCGTCCATCACAATCTGCGTGCTCGGACGGATGTTCCGTTCACGACACCAGTGATAGGCGCCGTTCAGCGTGACGACGAGGGCGCCCTCAAAGTAGAGCGCGCGCAGGTCGGCCTCTGTCTCCGCGAGCGAGACGCCTCCGCCGACGAGACACACGCGCTCAGGACGCGCCGGCCCTGGACGCATCTGCGGATGCCCACGCCGAATCGCGCGACGCACATTCGCGAGGAGGCCCTCATCGCTCGTGTTCACAACGCCTGAGGCCATTGCCTTCGCGACAACAGGATTCGCGTAGTCCAGCACGGACGGAACATCGTCAGGGAGACGGTCGGCCTTGTTCAGCACGCGCGCCTCGGTTCAACCCAGTAGGCCCCGGAAACAATCAGATCGCGCGCATCCTCGACCGACCCAAGCTCGCGGAGACGATCGCGCCACCATGTGAACGACTCGACTGTCTTGTGCAACCGCTCGCCGACGCGCACGCCGAACACGTCCGGCACCGTGGAGATGTGTAGGAACAACCCGCGCCGCGTGATGGAGAGGAGATTCGCAATCGCGAGCATCGTGAATTCGATCGGCACATGTTCGAGCACGTCGCAACAGTAGACGTAATCGAACGCGCCACCAAACCGATACGGCATCTGGCTCCGAAACTGCGGCGACCACAGGCACGCCTCCGCGAACGGGAATCGCCGCGCCTCGTCCAAGAGGCCCACATCAGTCTGATCCGTTAGCGCGACGTCGTAGCCCTCTGCCGCGAGGGCCAGCGCGCCCTTGCCTGCCCCACATCCGGCGTCGAGCACCGTGAGCGGAATCACACGGCTAGCTGGCGATGCGTGGAGCACGGGTCGCGCTTGACGCATGGCACGAAACACCGGCACGAGTGTCTCCCCAGGGGAATGATCCGCGTAGCCTGGCACCTGCCAGACGTGCGCGTAGAGTCCGCGTTCCGCCTCAGAAATCCGCATCCGCGATCGCTACGAATGTGGCCGCGGCCAGCGCGAGCACCACACAACCGATGACGAGGTCGGGAAAGCCAGCGTCCATCCTACTGCGTGCTCCGCACGATCGGCACGACCGGCCGACGGTCCTGCGCGCGCCGATACGCTCCGTAGCCAACACGACGCGCCATCGGGAGGTCGCGCAGCCGCAGCCGATGCCCGCGCTTCGCCGGCGCCACACGCGCGCGTGTCGCGTCTGCCGGTGCGCCCATCACTGCACCCCAAACACCGGCGTCACCGGCCGAGGGCGCACCCGCTCCACCCGCACCGGCTCAGGCGAGAGCGACGTCGGCAGTCGCCGCGCCGCCTCACGCGCCAGCACGTCAAGCTCGCGCTCGAGCGCATCGACCCGCGCCTCGCAGGCAAGCTCGCGTCCCGCGCTCGCCGCCTGCGCCCGCGCGTAGTGTGCCTCGGCCCGCTGATACCCGAGCGACCACGTCAGCCCCAGCGCAGCGCCCGCCACCACCGCCAACACCGCCAGCCAAGCGCGCCCCATCACGGCCGCACCACCCGCGGATTCCCAGGCGTCGCCGGCACCGCCCGCATCATGAACGACAACGGCACCGAGTAGTCCGACGTCAGCGGCACCCCGTCCATCGACTCCGATACCCGCACCCGCACCGTGTGCGGCCCCGGCGTCACCGCAGGAATCGATGTCGAACACACAAACGGACTCGCCACACCCGTGCACGTCACCGCCTGCGCCGGCCGCTCCACCCCGTCCACCTCCAGCAGCGCCATGTAGGCCGCCGCCGTCGCGAGGTCCGGCGCCGCCTGGTCCCACTCGATCTGGTCCGTGGCCGTCGCCGCCTGCCCAGCGACGAGCGCCGGCAGGGCCATGAGGATGAGCAGCGCCGCGAGAATGGCCCGTATCCGCATCGGAATGCCCTCAGGGGAAAGCCGCGCATAGAAGACCATAACCCGCCATTCCACGCAAGAACGAATCGAAGAGGGCCGATCCCAGGCCGTTCTGAGCCGTTTCACGAGTGATCCAAAGTTTTGAATAGCTCAAAAAGACCGCCCCGCGGTCCTTTGGCCTAGTCCTGTAGAGATTCACCTCCCCCACCTATGCTGTTCTAGAATCTATGTCCTGCATTACATGAGTAGAACGACGTTCAAATCCAGGGTCACATGCCCGATTTGTAGTCCAGAATCGCGGTTGTAGTCCTAATTCCGACTTTCGCCTCGAAATTGGACTACAGTAGAATCAACGACTTACGAAATCCGGACTACAGCGGACTACGCGAATGTTCAGCGAATCACGTCTGTAACTGCTGTGATGATGGAAGTTACGGACCTTCGCCTGTTGCACTGTAGTCCGACTCCTCGCGAGAAGACATACGTAAGTACACCGCGCGAGGCTGCTCTCTCGCGTATGTATCTTTTTTTCGGACTACCGGACTACAAACTAACCTTTTTCCTTGTAAGTAGTAATAGAATCAACGACTTCCCTGTAGTCCGAAATGTAGTCCGCCGTAGTCCGCCGTAGTCCAAGCGAAGCAGAAGCGAAGGTGTCGCGAGGATGGCGTAGGACGCGCGCGTGTGGTGAGGGTAGGCGAGGATGCGGGGAGGACTGACGAATGGCTGAGAGCGGCCGCCGATGGCCGAGAGAGGGCCTACTCGTGCCCGAGCGCCGACACGGCCGGGAGGCCCACATACCGCTCAGGTGGTCCAGTGAACCGCATCCGGCCTTCCCATCTGGCATCGGGCAGCCGACGCAGCACGCGCGCCCAGTGCGTGTGCCAGGGCGTGTCTTTGAGCAGGGCCGCCACGCCGGCGTGATTCGAGGCGATCCGGACCTCGGCGCGCTCGGCGTCGTAGGCGAGGCCCGCGCGTCGCAGCGTATCGGCCGCATCGGCCACCGTCACCCCGTCGCCCTCACCGTAGGGCTGCGCCACGCGCTCGAGCAGCTCCGCGACCGTGCGCGTGCGCCGTGACGCATCGACGAGGAGCGTCGATTGCAGGAGGTGCTTGAGACAGCGCCGCTCGTCGAGCTCGTCGGCCAGCTGCGCCTCCTCGGACCAGTCCTGCCTCGGAAGCCACGCGGCCGCCTCGGCTTCGGTGATGGCCACGTCCGACCGACAGGCCCAGGCGCCGGCCAGGATGGCCCCGACTTGATCGCCCGTGCGCCGGTCCCCGTAGAGCATCGCCCACGCCGCGGCGAAGGCCTCAGCGGACTGCCGAATGACCGGGATGAGCCGGACCATGCGCGCCCGGAAGCGTTGACAAAACGCGGGCGTGATGGCCGCACCCACTTGCGCCCGGAAAGACTGATAGTGCGCCTCGCGCTCCTGCCGCGATTTGCTGTGATCGATGGCCAGCGACAGCACCGTGATGCGACTCGTGTCCGCCGATTGCGTTGCGCTCACGCCGATCGAAAACAACCCGAAGCAGGACCGCACGCGGAAGGACATCGCGCGTCCTGGTGACGTGCCCTTGAGGATAGAGGCCTGCGTCTCGGTCGAAGCTCCGCGCATGAGCGCGATGATTTCCTCCATTAGCGACGCCGTCTTCCGGGTCTGCCCTTCGGCCTCATCGAACAGCACCGGCCGCGCATCGTGCCCGAGCTCCTGCCGGATACCGGCTTCGCTCGAGCCGCCAGCAGGATTGAGCGCGAGCGGGCCCACGAGCGGCTCGACCACGTCGCGATAGATGGTTGATTTGCCGGTGCCACGTCCGCCCGTCACCCAGAGGTGCGGCCGCCACGCGAGCGCCCCGCAGATCGGAGCGATCGCGCACCAGCCGGCGAGCAGCGTCCCATCGACCGCGCGGCTCCACGTCGGCAGGCGACAGATGTCGAGCACGACTGAGGCTTCGCGCGCCGTGAGCGGCTCGGCGCTGTCGTAGGGAATGGCGAGCGCGAGCGGATACACCGCCCCATTCGGCGATTGTGTCAACGCCCGCGGGTAGCCATCGACGAGGAGCTGGTCGCCGAGATGGACGACGGTGCAGTCATGGTCGCGCCACGCGCCGCGGCCGCGGATGCGCTCCGGGTCGAAAATGCCGACCGTGTGCGCCTCCTGTATCAAAGCGTTCGCTGCGGCGTCCCAGTCGGCGCCGCGCTTGCCGGCGTATTCGGCCTCCCAGTAGGCGAGCGGGGCCAAGCGCATGAGCCACGATTTCGCGTGCTGCGGCGGCGTGAGTGGCGTCACCTGCTGCGCGCCGGCCGCGAGGTAGTAATACACGCCGTGGTCGTGCCCGAGCACTCGGAAGGGAGGCGGCATGGCGCGAGTCTGCGAGCCTAGGCGGGTGCGGGCGTGCGCGTCAATCGCAAGATGTGGCGTGCGCGAGGCCGGCTCATACTACAGGCCACCACGCGCGGGCAATGTGCCGCGAGAGCGCGAGCGGGATCTTGGCGATATGGGCCGACGCGCGCTTGCGGGCTGAGGATTTCGAGCCATTGCGGCACAGCCCTGCGTCGAACCCCGCCGCGCCAGATCCGTGCTGTTTCATGCCGGCATCGCGCGGGTCATTCCCCTTCCCGCTCGTCGTGTTGTGCGCGACGTTGAACCAGGAGCCGCCTGTGTTCTTTATGCCGGCCTCGCGTAGTCGCTCGCCGACCTTGACAGACTCACTTTGAAACGAGCGACCGCTTCGAAACCCAGGAACCTTCGCGCGCGTCTTCGCCATCGGCATCAGCGCCGGCACGTCACCCCACAAATAGAAGCTCCCGAAGTGCCACTTCGCCCGCCCGACCCACTTCTGCGCGCCGCAGACGTTCTCCACCACCATCGGAATGTGCCTTGTGCCTGGCGTGAATCGCTTACACGCACCCTTATTCGTCCATTCGTGATGGCTCAGCATGAACACGCCGCACGTCTGGCAGTGGTGGCGCACGGCCTCGTTCGCCTCGCGCTGAATCCGAAAGCACGCCTCGAACAGCGTGTTATCTGGCGGCGGCAGCGCCTTCGCTCTTTTCCACGGCATCGCGCGATACGAATACGCCTGGCAGGGCGGACTCGCCACGATCAGAGCCGCGTCGCGAAACTGCCGGCCGTGCAGCGTCAACACATCCTGCAACACGAGCTGCGCGGGATAGCGTTCGCCGTCGCCGTAGTCGTGCCGTTCGAGGTCGAAGCCCACCACACGGTAGCCCTCCGCAAGGAGCCCTTCAGTCCAACCACCAAGGCCGCAGAACAGGTCAATAGCTAATGGCTGCACGCCTACTCCGGAAACACCACCAGTAGCAGCCGAATCACGAGCAGCGGTATGCCGACGATGAGCAGGCAGGCGCCGAGCACTTGCAGCCAGACCAGCACGTCAGCCCACGCGCCCAGCGTTCGAAGAATTGCTCAGCGTCGAGTTCCTTCTCCGCAACGCGCCTAAATTCGCGCGCGCGGAGCGCATCGTGTTCGGCTTGAAGTTCGTCGTCGGTGAGGTTCTTGTAGTTCATCGCAGCACCTTCCGCGCATCCTCAACACTGCTCAGGATTGGAATCGCCAACAAGAATTCCACTAACGTACCGCCCTCGCGCTGGACTTGGCATTTGGCGCCATGCGATTACTTTTGCGCGCTCTGGTTCGCTCCCGTTTAACCACCGACGCGTTGACAGGTGATATGCCCTGATGCCAACCCACACCATTCCTTGATCTTCAAGCGTGACGAGGCAACGCGCATCTTCCCCATCACCAGGACCGCCTTTATAGTTCCAACCGCTTGGCTGCACGCAGCACCCTCCTCGCATCCTCAACGCTGCGCACCACACCGCCGAGCCCACCACCCTCGAGCACCGCGGCCAGCCAGCGCTCTTGGTCCTCCGACACGACGCCGCGCGGCCCCTTCACCTCGAGAGACACGAAGCGCCCCTGATGCCAGCCAATGAGGTCTCCGCTGCCGACGTGGAGGCCGGCATGGAGTGGGCGCGGGTCGGCGAGCACGATCCGGTCAGGCGTCTGCGACAGCACGCGGCCCATCCAGCCCAATCCGACGTTGTTTCGGAACAGGCGCGTCGGGCCGTGGCTGCACGCGAGGAGAATCGCGCGCTGGATGTCGCGCTCGGTGGTCATTTCAGCGCCTGACGTGCCTGCTCGAATCCGCACGACGGATCATGTAATTTCCTGGTGCGCGAGCGACCTGCATAGCAGAACGAGCAGCCGTGCGGAGCGGCGAGAATCGCGCGCAATGCGCGCTCTAGTCGCTCATTGCGGCAGCGCAGGCAGCGCGTATCGCATGCAGTCTCGTTGCGAATCGTGCAATCCAACCCATCAACGACCGCGCAGAACGCGCGCCACTGCGCGGCCCATCTATCCACCGTCACGCCGTCACCCTCCGTCGCTGCCGTTGCCGCATCTGCCATCGAATCGTTGCCCACTGTGGCGCATAACCGCGGCGGCGCCCAAGGTCTTGGAGCGCGGCGAGGTCGCGCGCCTGGCCCTCTTCGCGTCGGCGTAGGCGCGCGGCGGCCTCGCGCTCCAGTCGAAGCCGTGCGCGCTCGGCCGCATCGACGCGCTGGAGTTCGCCCTCGGCTTGCTCGGGCATGCGCGACTCGGCCTGCACGGGAGCGCCGCAGTGTGGACAGACCGGAGCTGGCCGAAAGCACGCATAGCACGTCGCACACTGGCGCATCGGCGCGAGCGACTGTCGCGGCCCAGCGCCAGCCGTGCGGGTGCCGTCGAGTGACCACGCGCGCGGGTCATCCGGGAGGCCGTGCGTCGTGGCGTTCCCGACGTGGTCGAGGATGATCGCGCGCGGCTTCCCTGGCCGGAGTGCTCGGCCGACCTGCTGGAGATACACAATCACTGAGCACGTCTTGCGGAGGAGAATCGCCGCGACGACGCCCGGACAATCGAAGCCCTCACTGATGACGGAGCACGACGCGAGTCCAGCGAGCCGGCCGGCGGCGAGGTCCGCGAGCAGTCCGGCGCGCTGCGCGTCGGGCATCGCGCCATCGAGCGAGGCGAACGGATAGCCGGCCGCCGTGAACTGCGCCGCGACGTGCTCGGCGTGCTTGACCGATGCGCAGAACGCGAGCGCCGGTTGCCCTGGACAGAGCCGCGCATAGTGCGCGACCGCATCGCCCGTCACGGTCGGCCGGTCGACGCGCTCGGCGAGCTCGCCCTGTGCATAGTCGCCCGCGCGCACCGTGACGCCGTCGAAGTCCGCGACGACAGGCGGCGCGTAGTAATCGAACGGCGCGAGATAACCCTGCGCGATGAGGTCCGCCATCGGCGGCCCGCAGATGAGCCGATCGAACAACACGCCGAGGCCCGTGCCATCCGTGCGCGCGGGTGTCGCGGTGACCCCGAGCAGGAACGCATCCGGCCGCGCGTCGAGCAGCGTCCGATAGGTCTTGGCGGTCGCGTGATGCGCCTCATCGATGATGACGAGGTCGGCTGGCGGCAGCGCCGAGAGGCGACGAATCGCGGTCTGCGCGGCCAGCACCTGGACGGGCGCGAGCGGGTCAGGCGTGAAACCGGCCTTGATGAGCCCGTGTCGCACGCCGGCATCGGTGAGCTTGCGCGAGGCCTGTAGCACGGTTTCACGGCCAGGCACCAGCAGCCAGACGCGACGGCCACGCGCGGCCGCGGCGGCGACGATGTGTGAAAACACGAGCGTCTTGCCGGCGCCAGTCGCGAGCTGATAGAGCACGCGCTTCGCGCCGCTGCGGTAGGCCGCGCGAATCTGCGCGGCGCCGTCAGTCTGGTAGGGGCGAAGGTACATCTAGAGCGCCGAGCGAACAGCAGCGTCCTTCCCTTCTAGCAGTTTACGCAGCGCGACCGTGCGCTCGGCTGGGTCTCGTAATTCGCCGTTGCGCACGATGTCGATAGCGAGGCGTGCGAATCCTGCGCTGACTGAGGCCAGCTTCGGCGGTAGGTGCGCGAAGGCGAAATACTTCAAGAGCCGATCACCAGTTTCGGCGATTTGGGCGTCCAGTTCTTTGCGCAGGGCTTCTCGGTCTTCCATTGTCCATCTCCTCTTCATTGTTGTGGTTCATCGACAGTTCGGCTCAGCGTCATGCTTCGGCCAGCACGATGCACAGCAGAAATCACCGTTACAGTCCCAGCAATGCACCGTATCGTTGTCTACACTTCCACACGCATCA